CGGGGTGGTAGTCCCGGCCGTCGATCCAGCGACGAACAGCACATTGGAAAAATGGCGACTGATCTGGTTCATACTCCTCGTCCTTTCACTCGGTACGCATGCTTCTCAATGACTTTGGCCCGCAGGTCGCTCGCCTTGGCGGATGGGTTCTTCCGCTTTTCTTTGCGAACCTCATCCTGAATGATGGATTCGGCCAACAGTTTGCGTTGCGGGGGTGCCGGGCCGGGGTCGTAGTTCACGCTCCCCGAGACGGTCATCCGGCGGGCCTTGGCCACCTTCAGCACATCGTCGTTGCTGCTGACCCAGGCGGCCGGATCTCGCCAGCCACGGCCATCTGCGATCCCCGCACAGTAATACTTTCCAGATGGATTGATCCCGGCCTGCTTGGCCTCGCGGATCATGTACTTGGCCTGGCGCTTGGGCAGGCTGTCGAACTGCTGATTGTTCTGCCGGCCCTCCAGGAACGCCCGTTCTGAGCCCTTGGTTCCAGGAGGGCACTTCAGGGCCACCATTTCTGCCCAGCGTTCACCGTAGGGCAGGGCGGCCTTGTAAGCGTCGATAGCCTCAGAGCCACGGTCTGTAACTGTTTTGGGGATCATATAAGACTATTGGGCCGGAGGCCCCTCTGGGGGTGCTTGCTGGCCTTCTGGGCCTGGAGGTGGGCCGGGCGGCGGCATTGGAGGCGGAGGCGGCGGTGGCGGGACCAGGAACTCGGAAACGTCCATCTGGTTGACCTTGCCCCAGGTGGCGAGCATGGCGTTGAAGACTTCCGGCTGGCCAGCCTGCATCATGCCCTGGGCCACGGGGCCGATGATCTGCATGAAGTTGTTCAGGTTCTCGGTCTTGGTGGCGATGTTCGGCTTGCGGGCCGAGCCTGCTTCCACGCGGTAAGAATACTCCCGGACGATGTTGTCCGGGGCCTCGTTCTGAACGTGCATGCCCCAGGCTTGCGCAGCCAAAGGACCAAGGAGCGGTTCGACATCCTGCGGGTAGATCAGCCACCGGGCCATGAGGGCCTCTTTGCGGGCGACCTCCGACAGGCGGTCCTCCAACGTGTTTGCGTAATCGTCGGGCCGCACCGAAATCTGCTCGCTCTTCACGGCGGCTTCTGCCGCACTCCTAAAGGCTGACCGGGTCATGCCGTAAATCAGCTCGGTCAACCCTACTCGGCGGTCGAACATCTCCGTGACGGCCTGGATGATGTTGTACATGTCCTGGGTCACCCCAGGCATCTGAAAGACCGAGATCACATCGTTCACCGACCGGCCTACGGCCTCGGAGATTTCAACGATGTTGAACCCGCCTTCGCTCTTCTCCAGGATCTTCGACTTGATGTCCGGGTCCGCAGCCTTGGCCACGCCAATCAGCGTCTGGGACGAGGTGGCAATGCGGGTCGCCAGGAAGGACATCGCCCAGTTGATGAAGCGAAGCTCCCCGATGCCGGGCTTGATCAGGCTCACCGGCCAGGAGTATCCGGGCTGACGGTGCCAATCCAGGAGCGTGAACGGCCAGCCATTCGGTTCTGCCCAGAAGGGGATCGGCCACTGGCAGGACATGAACATGGACTGCGGGATGCCCGACTCGTCCACCTCCTCCTGCAACATGGCCGGCGGGGCGTTGAGCGGGAAGTCCACGCCCTCGGCAACGACGATGTAGCAGTTCGGCCCAAGAGCGTCGAACTTGCCACGCAAGTCCTGGTCGGCGTCCTTGAGACGGTCCCCGAAGCCTGTCTTGGAGTAGATCTCCCAGTAGCAGATCAGGTCGTTCGTCTTGCCGGTACGCTTCTTGTGTTCGTAGCCCCGTTCCCCCTGCTCGGCCCGGGTGGAATAGGATTCGATGTGTCCCTTCAGATCATCGCGGGACAGGCCGAACTTGGCTGCCACTTCATCGATAGGCTGCACACGCTTCCGGGCCGCCCAGCGGATGTCATCGAACTCGTCGGCGTCCGGATCCCAGACGATGTTGTCGATGGAGTCGTAGAATGACCCGGCCAACTTCACCGCCGAGCCGGGCGGCTGGTACAGCTCATGCCACCACACTCCCGCCCCCTTGATGAACGCCTCATCGACCACCTTGCGAGTGTGCCGCTTGAGGTCTAGTTCATTGGGCGTGTAGTTGAGGTAGTCCTCCAGCAACTTGGCAATCAGCTTCCGCCGTTCGTACAGGAAGCCCTGCTGCTCCACGGCCTGCTGGTAGGCCATCAACATCGGGTCTGGCATCATCACCGGCTGGCCGTCCGGCCCGATGATTGGCTGGCCATTGGGGCCCATCTGCGGGATCGGCGGCTGCGGCTGGACCCCCAGGAGCGCCGGCCCGATGACCGGGTACTCCTTGGGCGTCACCGTCCGCTGCGGGTTCCGGTGGTGGATCACCGAGCCGAAGAGGGTTACAGCCTCAAAGACGCGGTTCACCACCATCCGGAAGGCCGGCGGATCGATGCCCTTGTTGTAGCCCCGCTCGCCACGCGCATGCTCGTTGGCCCACATGGCGTTCGGGTCCGACGAGTAGAAGCCCATGGCCTCCTTGGCGTCGTCCGCGAACACCTTCTTGTGTTTCTCAGCCTGTTTTAAGCACTCCATCCACCGCTTAACGATGGGGCGCAGCGGATTTTCGTCGGGCATGGCGTCTCCTACTGACTAATGCCCTTACTTGGCCTTCTTCGGATCTAGGGCCTCCAGCTTCTTCTCCAGGAGTGAGATCCGCTCGGAAAGCAGGGAAATACGCGGATCCTTTGGGCGATGCTCCCAAAACCCGTACTTCTTCCACTCGGGGAACTCGTTCACCCCCTCGTCGGTCACATGGTGGACCGAGGGCTTGATGGTCACCCCAGACTCCCCAGACATGGCGTACAAGGTCAGGGTGCGGGCCGACGCCTTGCAGACAATCGCCGGCACATGTGGGGAACCTTCATGGGTCTGGAACAGGACGATCTCGCCAACTTCCGCCTTCGGCATCTCGTAACTCATCTCTTAATACTCCCATTGGGGGCAAGGAAAACGCACGGGTCTTCGGACTTCCGCTGTCTCTTCAGTCGATTGGCATGCCACTTCACCCACCAGGGATCGGGCCCAACCTGGGATGGTGGCCTGTGGTACTTGGGCTCGTAGGCGCAGAGGTATTCAGCCGTCTGACAGGCGTGGACCTCACCGCGCGTCTGCGGCTCGTCGGTCACGTACACCTGGCCGTTGACGGTGGTGGTCTTCTTGCGATACCGCTTCAGCTCACGGACAAGGTTCGGGCAGCCACCTTCCAGGATCCTGAACTTCGTCGTCCCGTCCCCGCGGATGTGCATCATCTGACGCACCATGGCCGTGCGGGCCGGGATGTCATCGGAGCCCGGGAGGAACTGGTGCCCCGTGACGGCGAAGCGGAAGTTCCGCTTCTTCAGTTCTTCGGAGTACAGCTCATGCGGCAGCCGGCCCGAGCCCAGGTCACGCAGGGCCCCGCCGTGCATGTCCATGATAGCGGCGTAGATGTACTGGTTCTGGGCCTTGGCGAAGAACTGCTCACCCCAGATCAGGGCGTTGCAGTTGCGAATATACAGCTCGTCATAAAACAGGATAAACCGCTCATCCGGCGGCACTGCGGCGAACAGCGTGGCCATCACGGCATGGCCGGGGTCAATCGCCACATACCGCGTCCACTCGGCGGGCACCTGCCCGTCTGGAAGTTCCGAGCGGCTCATCATGTGGACCGACGCATTGAACGTCGGGTACATGAGCGTGGACTGAGTGGTGAACTCGCCCTCGGCCCGCATCTTCAGTTCGTCCTGGCCGAGGGCAGCCCACCGCTCTAGGTTCTTCTGCTTCTCTTCGTCATCAATGGCCTTGTTGTCCAGGAATCTCAGGACGAACTTCTTGATGATCGGATTGGGCTCGCCGCTCTCCTCCGCCTTCTCGGCACGCTCGCACAGGCCAATGAGCGCATCATTCTTGGAGTGCGGCATAGCAGACCAGATAAACCGGCCCTTGCGGTCTGCCAGGCGGGCCTGCATTTCGCCCACCCACGCCTCATTGTTCAAGTCCTCGTCCAGCCAGCAAAGGTCCGTTTTGAAGCCCTGCGGCGGCTCGCCTTCAGACGAGAAGCAGTAGATAGTCCATCCGTTGGTCAGCTCCGCCTTGTTGAGGTAGTGGGCGTTCTTCTGAACCCAGGACAGTTCCTTGACCATGCGGGGCGGGATCAATGGCGGCGCCGGCTTGGCGAGGTGCTTACGCGCGTCGTCCACCCCGTAGCGGAAGGCTCTCCAGGCACCAGTCTGTTCATCGCGGATGATCTTGAACGCATCGGGGCGGAACAGGATTTTGTAAATCACCATGCCGATGTGCTGCCAGTTCCTGCCAACAATCACCAGCGTTCCGTCCTCCTTGGGGTATTTCCCGTACGGATCCTGGCCTGTCACGGCCCGCGCTGCCTCCACCGCCACGCACAATGATTTTCCCGCGCGATTTCCGCCGATTACGATCCGCTCGCTCGCCATGCACGCATGAATCTCGTCCTGCTTCGGCATGGGCTCGTACAGACGCAGGGCCTCCAGACGGCGCTCGGTGAGCGCAGCCTGAACGTCCTTCATCTGCGTGAGGGCGTGTTGAGTCAGCCCGCCTATTGGCCCTTCAGCCTTCGGCGGTTGTGGGATCTTCGGATGCTTTCGCACGCTCGTTTATCTGGGAAATCGCCCGATGCGACCACTCGCCGCACCAATCATTCGGCTCCGTTACCGGGTGCGAGTCCCCCTCCGCCAAGACGGTCGGCGGGTAACGGTGACACTGCCCGAGCTGGGTCTTCGGCTGGTAGTTCCACCAGCGGCAGGTTTGGCACACTAACTTCATCGATCACCTCAACCTTCTTAATGGTCATGGCGGCCTCCAAGACCTGGCGTCTCAACTCGGCCTCCAGCTCCTCTTCGCTCATCAGCTCCAGAGGTTTCTTGGCGCCGCCCATGGCCGTGTTGCCGACAACCAGGCGAACCAGGGAATCCAGCATCTTGGTGCGAAACGCCCCTCCAACAGGAGAGTCGTAAAACTGTTTCATGTAGGCGTTAGCGAAACCGCGGACGCCGCCGAAATACTCCATGAGGATCTCAAGGAGTTCCGAGGAGTGCGGGATGTTGGCCCCGCCCAGGCGCGAGGCTTTGATGAAAGAGTCGATGGCCGACTTCTCAATCTTTGCCAGCCGCTTGTTGCGAACCTGCTTCCGCTCGCCCTTCATCTTGTCGTTGCGACAACGACGGCACCGGGCGTGCAGTCCATCCTTGGACTTGTGAAAGTTCTCGGCGGTGGCGGGATACGATGTCCCGCACTGGATGCAGGTCTTATACGTTGACATTCAGCCAGTTCGGTTTGGCGAGTTCGACCAGCTTCACGCCGGGATCGACGTTCGCCTCCCAGCACTGCTTCATTTTGTTACTGATGTCCTTGGCCGCCAGGACTTGCGGCTTGCCGACGCACTTCGGTTTCCAGTGACCAGCCCAGGCGTCCCAGTTGCAGTACACCGGGCTATAGCCCAGCTTCTGCGTGCCGACCATGGAGAGGTCGCGTGTCTGCGTAACGTCTTCAGTGGAAGCCTTTGCGGCGCAATACTTGTCCGCCCAC